TAGTTTCAGACTCATCTAAAACTAATTCCATATTAGCAAGTCTGCTATCTGGATCATCTCTGTAAGTTTCTTTTAATGTCGACATAATTTACTCCTTTTCGTTAGTTTGTTTGTCATTATTTAACTTATATACTGCATATGCAATCAACCCAATGACAACAGGTGATAGCAGTATACTAAAAATGGCACCTACAAAATAACATGCCATAATTAATATCGAAATACCTACAACTTTTAACAAGTTAGCTAGTTTTGACACTTTCACCTCCATAACATGTTAGTTCATTATCAATTACCATTATCTCATCAGTATTACCTACCGACTCAGCAACATCTCGCTTTATAGCCAACTCCTCAACTCTTTTAATCTTATCAGAGTCTTCTCTTATCTTAAAATAAGACATAAGCTCTGAAACTCTTTCATTACTCATAATTACCTTTCAGTTAATAGTTAATATATCCAATGTGTACACACTGGTTACTCGAGCAGTCATCATGAGGCAAAGCTCAATGACACATACGACACAGCAGTCCCCTTTAGGGCTTGGCGCCCTTTAGGGTGCGACTGTCGTGTCCTCGCCGAAGGGTATGTTCATTGAGGCAAACTCATGATACAAGCGAGTACACCCCGTGTGTGTGAGGGGCCCATAGCGATACCGAGTAACGCAGAAAAGCGTAAAGCTTTTTGAGTAACGCAGGGGTTTTACTGGCGAAGCCAATAGCGCAGGAGGATGCCTAGAAGTTTGCTTTGCAAACTGTCAGGCGAGTCCTTAGCGAATAAAGCAGCGACCTTAGAAGCTGCGTCAAGAGAAAATCGTGTATGGGACAAAAGGGTGTCGCTTGTCGACACTCCTATTAACCGAACGGAGTGAGGGCTAAGCGACAAGGATCGTTACCCGAAGGGACAAGACCGAAGGGCTTGGGGGCGAAGCCCTAGAGCCTGTAAGTCGCCCATACAAGATATAGTATTGTGCGTAGCAACAAACACAAGAGAGCTAATATAATGCTTGACAAGGAGGAATCCTACCCTTACGAACAGTTAGGGGTAGAATAATAAAAGCGTTATATGAGCGAACTAACAGAGAAACAAAAGAAGCTAGTAGATACCATCGTAACAACTGGATGTAGTATCAAGGATGCAGCTAAAACAGCAGGATATTCAAGCAAAGGAAGCGAAGAAGCAGGTCGTGTAAGTGCTTCTCGCACACTACGACTCCCAAAAGTACAGACCTATATGCAACAAGCAATAGCACGTACTTTAGGATTAGGAGCAGTGAGTGCGAGTAGGAAACTTATAGACCTGTCTAGTGGAGCTAGGTCAGAGTACGTACAACTTGAAGCAAGTAGGGACATACTCGACAGAGTAGGACTAAGAGCTCCAGACAAGGTAGCACATAATATCCAAGGGGACATTAAGATTAACATCGACCTTTCTTAAAAAGTGACGGTACAGCGTACCGACTTTGCCCCACTCGGAACGAGGGGGTGGGGGCAAAAACGCCATCGTCTAGATGACTAGTGATGTTACACACACAACAGGGTTGATTTTAAGCACACACTAAGGTAATCGTTAAACATGGCTAAGAAAAAGTTTGACGTCAATAAGGTTGCCCATGAAACAAGGGCGAAATACAAAAGGACTAGTATATCTAGTCGAAAGCCTAAAAAAAGTTCAATGAACAAGGCTAAGAAAAGGGATTTTAAAAAATATAATCGGCAAGGCAGGTAAGTGCGTTTTATTTTTTTTTACCCAAAGGTAAAGTTTATTTATGGTTGCTAAAGTATATCAAAATCCCAAAGGTGGTTTAAATGCTAGAGGTAGAGCTTTCTTCAAAAGAAAAGAAGGTTCTAATTTAAAAGCTCCTGTTAAAAAAGGAACTAATCCTCGTAGAATATCATTTGCTGCAAGGTTTGCAGGAATGAAAGGCCCAATGAAAGATTCTAAAGGCAGACCAACAAGAAAAGCCTTAGCATTAAAAGCGTGGGGCTTTGGTAGTGTTGAAGCTGCAAGGAACTTTGCAAATAGACATAAAAAGAAATAAAAATGTCTGTAGCAAAAAAAAGTAAACCTGCTTTATGGGCAAGAGCAAAAGCTCAAGCTAAAGCACAAATGGGAGGGAAACATAGTGCGAGAGCTATGCAACTTGCTGTTAAGATATATAAAAAAGCAGGTGGAGGCTATAGAGGATCTAAGTCAGGATCTAATAAGCTATCCAAATGGAGTAAAGAAAAATGGAGAACAAGTAGTGGAAAACCAAGTGAAGGAAAACGAAGATATTTACCTGAGAAGGCTTGGAAGGCTCTTACGGCTAAAGAAAGGTCTGCAACTAACCAAGCTAAAGCACGTGGAAATAAACAAGGAAAACAATTTGTCAAACAACCAAAAAGTATCGCCGCAAAAGTTAAAAGATTTAGAAAGTAAAAACAATGACTAAAAAATGGATTCAAGCTGCTATTAAAAAACCTGGTGCTTTAAGAAAATCTATGGGAATTAAAAAAGGTGAAAAGATTCCAATGAAAGATTTAAAAAAAGCTGCTAAGAAGAAAGGTAAGATGGGAGCTAGAGCAAGATTAGCAATTACTTTAAAAGGATTTAAAAAATAATGGAATACACATACGAAGATACACCTACAGTAGATACTACAGATAAAGCAACTGCTATCTTACAAAAGTATAAAGAAGCTGTATCTGTTAAAGATCATTGGAGAGAAAAATTTGAAGAAGCATATGAATATTGTCTTCCAAATAGAGAATCATTTTATGATGAATCACCAGGACAAAAAAGAACTGATAAGATCTTTGATGAAACAGCAGTAGTAGGTGTTCAAGAATTTGCATCTAGATTACAATCTGGTATTGTTCCAACATTTGCTAGATGGGCAGATTTTCAAGCTGGTGTAGAAATACCTGAAGAACAAAAATCTCAAGTCAATTTACAATTAGATAAAATAACTGAATACGTTTTTGAAGTATTACAAAACTCAAACTTTAACCAAGAATGTCACGAAGCATTTATGGATTTAGCTGTAGGCACAGGATGTATGTTAGTTGAAGAAGGTGATGCAGTAAATCCAATCAAGTTTACTGCTGTACCTCTACCTAAAATCTGTTTACTTAATGGGCCAGATGGTAAAATAGATACTGTCTATAGAACTAGAAAAGTTAAACCAGAACATATTCAAATACTTTATCCTAAAGCAGTAATGCCTCAATATTTTGATCCATTAAGACAAAAAAAAGATTTAACTATTATTGAAGCAGTTTACAGAGTTTATGAAAACAATGTTGAAAAATATAAATATTGCGTTGTATTAGAAAATCCTAAAGCAGTAATCTTTGAAGAATATTATACAGGAGAAGGATCAAATCCTTATTTAGTATTTAGATGGAATAAAGCATCTGGAGAAGTTTATGGTAGAGGCCCAATCTTTAATGCAATGGGTGCTATTAAAACTTGTAACTTAACTATTGAGTTAATATTACAAAATGCACAGATGGCAGTATCTGGAGTTTATACTTATGAAGATGATGGTGTTATCAATCCAGATAATATTGCATTAGTACCAGGATCTTTAATTCCAGTTGCACCAGGATCAAGAGGATTAAGTTCAATTCAATCTGCATCTAATTTTGATGTTGCACAATTAGTATTAAATGATATGCGACAAAATATTAAAAAAGCTCTTTATATGGAAACTCTTGGAAGACCAGAAGGTACACCAATGACAGCAACAGAAGTTTCTGAAAGAATGGCAGATCTATCTAGACAAATTGGATCTTCATTTGGAAGATTACAATCTGAGTTTATTCATCCATTATTAAAAAGAATTATTAGAATATTATCTAAACAAGGTAGAATAGAATTACCTAAAGTTAATGGTAGAGAAGTTAAGATAGCTGCAAGATCTCCATTAGCTAAAGCACAACATATGCAAGACATTGCAGATGTAAATAGATTTAATGAAATTATAGCAGGTACTTTTGGTCCACAAATGGTTAATGTAATTATTAATCAAAATGAAACTGCAAAGTATTTAGCTAGTAAAATGAATTTGCCAGAAAAACTTATTCGTGATGAAGAAGAACAAAGGCAAATAGTACAACAGATAAGTCAATTACAAAATCAACCGAGAGAAGGAGAGATACCTCAATAATGAGCTGGGATGGGTTAAAAAATAAAAAACCAATTCCTGCAAAATCTATAGATGGTTACGTAAGATCTGACGAAGATGAACGTAATCTGAATAAAGCATTTGCAGGTTTATTCAAGGGCGATCTAGGAAAGACAGTTCTTGAGTATATTAGATCTATTACAACTGAAGCTGTTGCTGGGCCAAATATAGACAGCAACCAATTATTTCATTTAGAAGGAATGAGATTCTTAGCAGGTGTAATTCAAACACGTATAAAAAAAGGAGAACAAGATGGTAGATGATAATGCTACAAATCAAGCACCAGTCACCACAGATTCGAAAGAGCAAACTGTTGTGTCTAAACCAGAATATGTACAAGACAAATTTTGGGATGTTGATAGAAAAGAAGTTAATTTAGAAAATTTAGCTTCTAGTTATAATGCTCTTGAAAAAAAACTAGGTTCAAGAACAGAAGACTTGTCTAAACAAATTAGACAAGATATGGAACTCGAAAGATTAAAAAATGCTCCTGAAGCATATAAAGTTAATCTTCCAGAACTTCCAGAGAATGTAGATGTATCTGTATCTGATGATATGGAGATTGTACAATGGTGGAAAGAAACTGCTAAAAAAAATGGTTTATCACAAGATCAGTTTGATGAAGGTGTAAATATGTTCATCAATAATGCTGTATCTGCTTTACCAGATATAAATGCAGAAATGCAAAATCTTGGTGATAACGCTAAAGAAAGAATAGAAGCTGCTGAGTTATGGTCTAAAAAAAACCTATCTCCTAGTGCTTATAGTACTTTCTCAAGTATAGCTGCTACAGCAGATGGAGTTAAGGCTATTGAAGAAATAATGAAGTTAACTAAAGATAGTCCTATTCCAACAACACCAACTCAAGTGTCTGTTACGCCAGACTTGCAAGATTTAAAATCTATGATGAATGATCCAAGATACTTTGATTCATCTCAAAGAGATCCTTCATATGTCAAACGAGTAACGGAGCTTTATGAGAAAGCGTACAATAAAGCGAAACAAGGTTAAAAAACCTTTTCGTTTTAAAAAGCTTAAAACAGATCTACATTGGCTAGATGCTGTATCAGACTCTGGATGGTTATCTGAAGAAGATATGGATAATCAAAAACCTGCTGATGCAATAT